CCGGCTCCAAGACCCATGAACTGAAAACCCGCAACAGTCCGCTCGTACCCCGCGGTGCTGATGGGCAGCAGACTGATCACTCCCATTGGAACGTCAGCCATTAGAACGTGATCCCGACTCTAGTGAAGTTTGACCCGTAGACGGTTACGCCATCCCACGGACAAGCATGGCGAAGATGGGCGACGGTCGTACTGCCGAAAACGATCCGGTCTTTGGTTAGGCTCGTAGAATACTGCGGGATATTGTGGCCGAACACGTGGAAGTCATCATCCACGCCGAAACTTCCGAGAAGCCCATAGGTCGGTGATTCGTCGATGCGTACGTACAGCGGAGCCAGCTCGTATTCGGCGGGCGAGAAGAGGCCGTTCGGCTGCCCGTTTGTGAGGTAGAAATCGTGGCCGTCGAGATTGAGCAATCGTACGGGTTCGGCGTCAGTGGAGTCTGGAAAGGGAGCCCCGCCGTGGCGTGTCGAGATCGTGGCCTCGTTGACCGGCTGCGTCGTGTAGAAGGCAAACCACGGGCGGTCTACGGTTAGGCCCTCATGGGGAGTCATCAATCCGGCGTGGACGTATCGGGCGTTTCCCGAGCCCGCATACATCATTAGATTGTCGTCATCCATGACGATATTGAACCTAGTGGGTATCGCACCGTTTTCGTTGACGATCGGGAACATGTCGTGACGCACGGTATCGTAGGTGCCGCCGTTGCTGTTGGAACGGGGGTAGCAGAGCACGCTGTCACCGGCTGCCGGAACTCTCCAAACTTGCCCGTTCCCATCGTTGCCGACCGGCATAGCTGCCGACCCGCCCTTCGTGTCCGTGCCGTCGTTATTCGTTGTGCCGTTCCATGGGTTCTCATCCCCGCCGACTCCGATGGCGAAGTTGACCATCACGTGGCCGTACCCGCTGCTAGTGCTAGTGCCGCCATGTGTTGCCGGGTCGCCCGGCGCCTGTCCTGGGGACTGCCCACTGGCACCACCGCCTGCCGTACACTGCAAGAGCACGTAGATCGGGTAGGCGCGGGCCGCGCTTGTGCCCCATTCAAAGACCGACCAACAGTGGCTTCCCCAAGGATTCGCCCCGTCCCAAAAGTCCGTTCCGGTTCCGCCAGAGCCTACGTTGTAGGCGATCCGGGTCATTAGCGGGTGGGCCGAGAAAAAGTCCTGCCAGACCTTCCAAACGACCGCCGTGTTTCGATACTCCGTGGTCTCGTTGCAGTAGCAATCTATCTGCCCGCGTAGTGTTCCGCCCATGTTCCCCTACCTCACGAAAGAATGCCGACTGTATCGTATCGAATGGTGTCGCCAGCATCGCCAGCGGTGAAAATGACGCGTATCTCATAGATATGCACGACGTTGTAGATCGTCCCATCGTTGGGGTCGGAGCCCGGCACGGTAGGCGTTCCGCTCGCCGTGAGCGCAACGCTCTCGCGCACGATGGCATTCGTTGTGGAAGACGTGATCGTGGCCCGAAGGTCGCCTGTGATTGGCGCGTTCGGCGGCCCTACATCGTAGAGCCGCAGCTCGACCGTGGGGGCGGCGGCACCCGCGTCCGCTAAGAAGCCTACGATGTATAGCTCTAGATCGGCTTTGCCCGCGCCGTCAGGGTCTAGCTCGAAGCGGCCGATGCGCGTTTCAACTAGGGTAGCGGAGTGCTCCCACTCGCCTTCGACAAGTAGGGGAATCCTATACTCAGGATTGACGTTCTCTATGCCCGATGCGCCTGAATATCCCATCGATCAAGCCTCTAATCCCCGTACGTGGAAAAACGCATCCGCGGCGCTCACAGTGAGCGTGGGCAGCGTGGTGCTGATCATCGCGTAGCACCCCAACGTGAACTCAAATTCACCGCCCGGAAACGACTCACTCGCTTCGCCCGCAGCGGGGATGAGCCCGCGCCAGTCGGGCACGGCACCCAGCGTTGGGGGTGCAGCCAGATCGAAGAGCATGAGGTAGCGAACCGCGACCACGGAAGGGTCGAGCAAGACGCGCAACTCTCTGATATCCCCGGCCCCCGTACGAAGCTGCGCGCCGGCTTCGGCGGCTCCGACCGTATCGTATTTCCAACGCGGCGCCGTAGCCTCAATACCGACGATGAATGGGTTGCCGGCAATGCCCGCGTGCGCCCCGTCTTCATCTACGGCAGCGAACGTCTGAATCCGCCGTGTCGAGCCGTCCGTGAAGATCAGGAAAGGCTGCTCTCCTACGTCGTTCGCGCGTTCAACCGTTGTTATTCCGAGTGCCATCTTATTCCCCTACACGAGCGTGATATTGGCGGCCGTGATCCGCGCGACCTGATCATCGAGAATCACTTGATCTGCGGGCGGTGTGGAGCCCGTTAGTATTTGGAACCGAAAGTTATACATGCCGGTCACACCCATCGCGCGTTCGATGATCTCGCTCACGATCACGTCGGCCCCAATCGGCAAGTTGTTGATGTAGTCCTGAACCACGGTGTCGACTTCGGCCGCAACCGTGACGGTATCGAAGCCCCCAAGCACACTGACTGACGCGACTACACTTTGGGGCACGAGTGTGGGCGGAAGGGTGTAGACCTGAATGCCTCCGGCGCGCACGCCCGGATACACAAGCGGATTTAGCGGGTCGCCGTCTACGACTTTTTGCGTCTCTTGAATGAGCCCCGTGTAGTAGCGGTAGGTCATGCGCACGGCGTCGCCCGTGCCGAGCCCCGTGGGGTAGCTTACTGCGGTGAACACGATCTTGCCTTGCGCGGCATTGAAGTTGTAATCCACATCGATCACTTGAACGACGTAACCACCGCCCGTGTCGACTTCGAGCACAAAGCTCCCGTCGTCACGGATGGGCTTTTCCCCCGAAAAGGCTTGCACTTCCCCTAGCAAGGCTGACGCGATCACGACTTCGGGTGTGCCGATGAACGTGTCGTCAGACTCGTCAACGCTGCCCGTGCCGTCGTCGATGTAGAGCTGGACCGTACCGTTTGGGATAATGGGCTCTTTCAGGTTCGCGAAGAGCACGCGCCGGCCATCGGCCAAGGTCACGTTGTTCGCGAAGCTCTCAATAGCCGTAGGCGTCGCGCGGCTGATCGCCTGGACGTAGGCACGGATGCGCGCGCGGAACGCTGCATCGCTTTCGCGGTCGGCGCCGTTGGTAAGCGCCGTGCCGTTGGCAACCGTGGTGACACCCGCGATGCGGCTTACGAACTGATTGATGCTTCCCGCAGCGACGTTGCCCCGTGTGCCCGCTTCGATGGCGACCACGGTGATCGGCACGGAGTCTGTGCTGCCAGCGAGAATGGAGCCCGCTGCGGTCGTCTGATACTTGATCTGTCCCTGAGCGTCCGTGGCTGCCACGATGGTGCCGGTCGGGATGGCGGTCGTCCCAATGATGCCAGGGCGTGCAAAGACGACTGTATTCGAAGCCTTCAAGGCTTCCCGTCGCACGATCGTGCCGGGTACGATCTCCGCTGCGCGAGCGTCCAGGTCGGAGCCGGTGGCCTTGTCGATCGCGAAGAGATCGCGAAGCCGGCTCATTTGGAAGTATTGCTCCGCGTCTTCCGACGCCGCTGCCGCGATCAAATGGTAGATCACGCTGTTGCGAGTGAGCCCGGTAAGGTTGGAGCGGGCCACTGCGCGAGCCACCATATCGCGCTCGATTGCCGGTCGGGTTCTGGGAGTGAAAACTGGCACGTTAGAACTCTCCTGTTGCCGTACCAAACGGCAAAACTAGGTTCACGCCCGTTTGGTTTCCGCGTAGCCGGGGCGTGATCTCTTGGCTGAGCACGTCGCTTTCGAGCGTGATCTTAGTGTCTTCGATGCCCTCTACGCGGGGGTCGGCCAAGATGCCCTCGCGCAAGTTGAGAGCGGTCAACAGCATGTGCTGAATGGTGCCTTTGACGCCCACGGAGCGCCGCACGCCGACTTCGGGCACGTACACGGTCGAGCCCCGCTCCGTGCGCACGGTGATCTCCGTGCCCTGGATTACGTTGTCGAGCCCCCGCTTCAAGTCCACGTCCGTGAGCGACTGAGCGATCTGGAGATCGAACTCGTTGTCTTTGAGCACGGTCGTGTCGAGCGCCATATCGATACCGTACAGAAGCTCTTCGGCCGTCAGATAGCTATTGGAAGGCTGCCCGGTATCGCCCGTCGCGCCCTCACGCACCGGGATAAGGATCACGTCCCCTGGTTTCAGCACACCGGGGCCGCCGCCTTCGGCGATGTAGGGGAACGAAAGGTTGTTTGCGAGGATGATCAGCTCCGGCGGCGCCTGAAACTGGTTCGCGAGCCCTTGGATCGTGGTGGTCCGGTCCACGCGCTCCCGCGCCAAGCCCGTGTATTCTAGGATATCGATCGTATCCGCATCGCCGCCGGAGCCGAGCGCGAGCCGGGTGCGCGAGCCTATGTCAGCGCCGGCTAAGCCGTTGTTCAAGTCGCCGGCCGTGAGCCCTTGTTCGCCTTCGTAGCGTTCCAGGGTGTCTTGGATGCTGGACGGGCCGAACTTTTCAGGAATGGCGAGGATGCGATCTAAGGCGCTCTCTAGCCGCCTGAGTTGCCTAGAGCCTGTTTCCTCCACGGAGCCCGGAGTGAGCGATGTGGAGCTGTTGGCGAGCCTATCAGCGGCGTTCGCTAGGTCCGTGGCGACGTTGGCCGCCCCCTCCAGCGGGTAGTTGATGAGCCCCGCGGTGCCATCGAGCACTTCGCCCACGGAGTTGATCAGCTCTGCGGCTTGCACAAGCACCCGTTCGACGTTCTGGACGCGCGCCTTGATATCCCCAAGTTTCGACGTGGCTTCGGCGAAAGACGCGCGGGCATCGTGGAAGGCTTTGCTCAGAGTATCGAGCCGCTTGGGGATGGCCAAGAGATTGGTCGGGACCGTGGCATCGCTGATCACGGCCAAGGTGACCCGGTATTCGTAGTGCAAGCGCGTGGTTTTGGCGTCGCGCGGGGTCTCGAAGCTCCGGGGCACAACCACGAAATGGTCATCATCCCGCATCGAATGGAAGATCATTTGAACGAAGCTGGCAACCTTCGGGTCTTGCTTTAGCTTGCCGTAGTCGCGGAACAGATTGCGCAAGTGGATGAAGTGCTCATTGCCAGAGCGCGAGCCCTGGTCCCCATTGAATGTCGGCCCCCGCTTTTCGGTTATCCCGAACGTGCCGCTCAAGGTGATCTCACGGATGATCTGCCCGTTCTCTTCGGCGACTACGAAGTTGTCTTCGGTCGGCGTGAGCGTGGACTGGAATGGTTCACTCAGGATGTAAGTGCTGGGATTCAGCGCGAAGCTATGGACGGCTACCGGCTGCCGCTGATTGCGCGTATCCCGCACTTCGATGGCGAACCCGGAGCGGAAGCCCGTGCGGATATCGCGCAGTGGTGCCGAAGCGAGGTCATAAGCCCCGATCTCGATGTTCCTCGGACCCGCCGACGCCACCCCACGCTCTCTAGCCATTCCGACGCTAGCTTACCCTTGGAAGCGGCGTCTGCGCCACGACGGCCCTCTGATTATCCTTTAGAGAATGGCGGTGGGCACCGCCGCGGCGGGAGGGATCGTAACCGCGACCGTCCAGCCAGCTAGAAAAGTGTGGATCGCGGCCCCAATGGAGTTGGCCTGCGTTGACGCGCTCGTGCCGGCTTCGGGCGCGTCAAAGATGGGCTTTAGTACGTCGGAAAGCGTGCCGGGCGTGGACGCGGCTGGGATGGCCGGCGGCGCGATCGTTGCCGGCGCTACGGCCGTGAAGGTTGTCGCAACGATCATGGCTGTGCACGCGTCTTCGAAGGCTTGCGCGGCTTCGGTAGGGGTCGAGTTATTTCCCAAGGCGCTGAGATCGCTATGAGTCACGCCGGGCGTGAAAAGCGTCGCGCTACTCACGCTACCCGCCACTGCGGCCGTGATCCAAAGGGCTTCGATGGCGTCCCCGGTCTCCGTGATATCCCGCGCTATGGGCGGTTCGGTCCAAAGGCCCGTGAGCGCGTCGATCAGCGTTGCGGGCACCATCGCCATGGCTAGCTCTTCTTTGTCTTGCTCAGGTCGGAGAGCAAGGTCGCGTCCATGGGGATCGAAGGCACATCCGAAGGCCCGACGCCCGTGGGATGGATGTGATCATTGAAAAACTGCATGAATGCGTCGCCTAAGACCACGCGCTCATCGGCGCCTTCCCCTAGGTCGACCCGGAGCTGCCCGCCGTCTTTGAACACTTCGAGCACGTCTTCGTCTTCGCCCATGGCAATGGTGAACTTCTGCCCCTCTTTGACGCGGAGCCGCACGTTGCCGGTCGGGACGGCATTATCCTCAGTGGCGCGTTCCTGATACGCGCCCACCGTATCGATCAGTACGTCGCCGTTGGCGTTCACACGGATCTCTGCGCCCTGGTGGTGTATGTAGTATTCGTTCGCATAGGGCGAGCCTCGCTCTTCGGCGCCGTTGCCTTCGGTCCAGCCGTCGCCATCGCGCACCACGCGGTTGGTACGCTCATGCGTGAGCGCGCCCGTGATCAGCGGGTAGTCCGGGTTTCCTTCGACGAACTGGATTGCGACCATATCGCCGTCCATGTCATCGAACGGCGTCGCCACGCCTGCAAAGCTCCCATCATCGTTCTGCACTTGGAAGCGCAGCTCGTTCTGGCCCGTGATCGTGCGCGTGGCAGCCTTGGGAATCCAAGGCGCGTGCGCTTCGTTGATCCCGAACGCACGCTGCATAACCGGGACGTGCAGCAAAGTTTGGTGCGTGCGCACAAGGATCACGTCGCATTCGACTTGGCCGGGGCGCCGGTTCTTTTCGTTGGCCGTGAACTCGCCATTCTCTTCGACAAGCGGGGGATAGGACTGGACTACGAGCCCGCGGTAAATGCCGAGCTTGGGAGTCATCTTGCCGTCGCGCGCCGACCGTTGATCGCGCACATCGAGACCCGACTGCACCACCGGGCCGCCGCGCGTTCGAATCGTATTGTAGCGGCTCATGTTTGCCCCGCTTTGCTGATTTTGGCGCCGCTGTTCAAGTCGTCTTCGGAGAGCGATAGATCGGACTGCGCGGGCGCTTCGCTGGGTGGAAGCGGGTCTTGCGACTCCCCTTCGGCGACCTTCGTTGCTTGTGCGCTCACGGGGTTGCCCACGGTGGGCACGCTCTTGGGAGCGCCCGTCTTGGTACGTGCGGCTTTCTCATCCGCGCTCTGCACCGGAATGGTCTCTTTTTGCGGGGTGCGCGTTTGGGCCTCAATAGGCTGCGGGTCGTCGGATTGCTTCACGTCAGATAGCGCCTTGCTCGTAGTCGATCGCTCTTCGTATTGGGCGTACAGCTCTTCTAGTAGGTTCTCCCCATCGAACTGCCCATGCGTGACCGTGATCGTGCTCGACCCGGCCCCCGGATAGGACCAGTTGTGGGTTACGGCTTCGATGTAGTAGACCACCTGGCTGCCGTCGCGTCGCTCTTCGCGCACGCGCTCGCCCACGCGGAGCCTCGGAAGTAAGCGCGTGGTCGTGATCGTGCCGCTGAGCTGCCCCGGCGCCACGCCGTACCAATCATGTGCGCGTTTGAGCCAGTTGGCGGCGAGCGCAATGAAATTTTGGCCGATCTCTTTCAGCTCGCCGTTCTCATCCTTTTCGCGCTTGTAGAGCGGTAAGAAGTTGGTGGTGACCACGTACGGGCGAATGCCATGCCGTTGCATCGAATCGATATTGATGATCGGGATCGCGCCGGGCTTGTAGGGCTCTTTGCCGATGCTGTGCGTGAGCGCCTGAGTCGAATACTGATCGCCAAGCACGCCCCCGTGCAAAAGCCAGTAGTTGTACCGATTCGCCGCGCCGCCCTTGGCCAACTGCCAGCCGCGCACCATGCCCGGCTTCAAGCGGAAGAGTGGAGCGTTGTCCCAAAGCGTCAGCCCGCCCACGCCTTCGGTACGAAAGATGCGCTCGCGCAAGTAGAGTGCAGGGCCATACGCCTTTTTGTTCGGGTCGTAGGCTAGGTCGACCCACATCTCATTCAGTAGCCCGTTGCAATACTGTTGCAGGATATCCCAAAGCGCCGCACCCCCTTGCTGGTCCGGGTTCAAGATGCTCATGTCGAGCGTTTCGCCGTGCCCGCGATCCATCTTTTGGATCGTGTCCAAGTTGAGCGCGTCGTAGAAGTTTTCCACGCCAGCGATCTTGGCGAGTGATTGCGGCAAGCGGTATTGCCGTGCTGCCAGCCCGTTGTTCCCAAGCCACCGCTTCAAAATGTCTTTGATCACCACGTCGGGCGGCCCTAGCGCGGGCTGGGTATTGTAGGCTTGGAGCATCGCGGCGAACATTTCGATGCTCGACACCGCGAAGAGATTGACGATGGTTTTCGTGTCTTCGAAGACCTTGCCGATATCGCGGCCCGTGATCGTATAGGTCTCCGTGCGCTGGCCCGAACCTTGGCGCTGGACGTTCTCTACGATCGAATCGATCATGCCCCAAAGCAAGGGGCGCCGTTCCCCGTCAATGATGTACGTAATGCGGACCCACACGCCTTCGGGAGTCGGGAAAAGCTGAGCCCATGACTGACTCTGTTCCGTGGGCTTTTTCATCGTGATCTGAAACGTGCCCGAAGCGCCCCCAAGCCCTTTGGTAGTCGTCACGCCGACGATGCGGCCAAGCTGCGGATGCGATTCGAACACCACCCCGTCGAAGTTGTCACCCCCCTCAGAGTGAAACGCGACTTCGCATCGGGTGTTGGCGTACAGCTCCCCCATCTCAGGCCGGGATTCCTATGTCTGACTCGCTCATGGCGTCTAGATCATGAAGCCTACGCGCGCCGCCAACGGCTGCTTCGAGCCCGTCTACGATCTGCTGGCGTGGGTCTAGGCTCGCCGTAGGCCCGCTGCCGCTAAGGTCGCCCTTGCCGGCTTTGAACGCATCGACGGCTTGCTTAGCTGCCTTTTTGTCGCGCTCGCGCTGGCGGTGGCGTTCCACTTTCTCTTCGGGAGACTCCCCCATGGTCTTCCCGATGAAGTCGCCGACTGCATCGCCCGCGTTTTCGACCACATCCGTGAAGGTTGTGAGCGCGCTGCCCGCGCCTTCTATGACAAGTGCGCTCAGGCCCCCCTCTTTATAGGCGGCTAGCATCTCTTTGAGCGTTTCCGTGGTCCCCCGGATGGCTTTGGTGAACGTGGGCAGCGTTTCCTTGGCTAGATCCAGCTCTAGCCGGTTGATCTCGCGTGCTGCGGTCTGCGACTGCGCTCCCATCCCCACGCGCTCCGCTTCAAGGCCGGCGACGTAGCGTGCTTCGCCTAGGCCCTTGGCGGCGCCCTTAGTACGGCCGCGTTGGTAGTCTTTGGCCTTCGCGGAGCCTTTGGCCGCATCGTCCGTGACTTGGCCCTCTCCGCCCCCGATGGCCCTCGCTTGGCTCGCGCTGAGCTTGATCCCGGCGCTCTGCGCGAATGCCTGAGTGACGAGCTGCCCTACGCCCTCATCTCCGCCGCTGACTTCGCGGAGCCGGTTGAACATGCGCTCTGTGATCTCATCGGGGTGCTCTTCCATGTAGAGCATCGCGTCGGCCATATTGCCGCCGCTCATGTCGAGTGCTTCGCGGAGCATCATGTTCTTGGCGAACCCGCCCCCTCCGATGCCCGCAGCATTCGTGACGGCCCCTTGCATGCTCTGCGCGAGCCGAGTCGCTGCTTCCCCTTGAATCCCGGTGTTGCCGACCACCCGCACGAGCGACAAGGCGCTTTCGGGGGTGATATCGATGCCATTGGTTCGCAGTGATTCGATCCAGCCGCTCATTTGCTGAAAGAACTTGTCCATCTTGGCTTCGCGCATGCCGATCTGGAAACCGCTCGAAATGGCGAGCTGCATTTCCTTGTCGCCCCCGGTGCGCCCGCCCGCGGTCCCCCCCGCGCCTAGAATGCCGCCGACGTTGCCGAAGCCCATCGTGCGCTGCATTTTCAACAGCTCAGGGGCTTGCTTTTGGAGCGCGTCGCCCGTGAGCCCCGTCTGCCCGCTGAGCCCTTGCATCATGGACGCGAGCTGAATGGGGCCTAGCCCTTGCTGTACGCCTGCTTTTTGCAAGCCGCCGCCCATCCGATTGATCCCCGTGGCACCGTAGCCCCCAGCAATCCCCATTTGCCGCTGTTGGTACTGCCCGTACATGCCCTGGACGCCCTGGACCGCTCCGGCGAGTGCCGGGCCGACGATCGGGATACCGCTCACCATGTTCCCAACGAAGCCGGAGCCCGATGCCATCGTGCCCAAGGCCGTTGGGAGCCGATTTGCGGCCATGCGCGTGCCCATGTACGCGCCTAGCCCCGCACCCGCCATCGTGCCCCAGAAGCCGCTTCCGCCCCCTGCCTGGCCCGCTCCGCCGCCACCACCACCGGAGCCGCCTACAAAGCGCCCTTGGCCATCCCTACGCCCACCCCCACTGCTTCCGCCGCCACCGGGTGGTGGACCACTGCCCCCGCCACCACCGGGCGCGTTAGCACCGCTGCCCGAAGCGCCCAAAGCATTTGCAGCGCCACCCGCCTTTTCGAGCGTGGTGACTAGGTGATTCAGGGTCCGGTCGAGCCGTTCAAGGGAGCGTTCAAAGCCTTCGACGATGGTCGGGTCGAAAGCCCGCTCCATGGTCTGCCCAAGGCCGCGTACTTGGCGGTCTTCGACCGCAACTTCGACTACTGTACGATGCCTCGTTTGCCCCGCCATGACGTAACCTTATCAGCCCATTTGCCGCTCAGATAGCAAGGGGCGCCGTGGATCTGTCTCCGCCAACTCGATTGCATCCCATTCCGGGTCGCCCGTCAAATGGGGCGTATCAGCGATCTTCTTAGCCGCCTCACCCGTGTGCGTTTCGACTTCGGGCTCACCCCAATCTTCGAACTCCGGGTTCTGGGATCGCCACCGCTCGCGCGCGTAGGTTTTGAACGCCTCTTGCTCGAAGACTTGCTCAGCCGCTTCTTTGAGAGTGAGCGACAATAGTCTCTCGTCGTTCGGCGGTAGGCTGTACTTTTCGGCCCACATTAGCTTCACCATCCGTGTCATCGCGGGAAGCGTCGTCATGTCCAGCTCCCGCAGCTCCGCTTTGAGCTGTTCCGCGGTTCGCAAGCTCGCCGTGAAACCGTTGCTCATAAGAGAGCGCCTCCTTGTAAAGAGCGGAGAGCGGGGTCGCATCGTAGCTCCCGAAGGGTTCCCACCAATCGGGCTTGGGGTCTTGGATCGTCACGGCCAAGTAGCTGATTTGCTCGACTAGGATCGACGCGTTGGCATCGGCTGCGCCACCTTGCGGCAAGTAGGTATTTTTGAGCCGGCCAATCGAGATTTGGTCGGCCAAGGTCGGCACCTTGTAGACGAAATCACCTTGGTAGCGCATGCCGCGAATCCCGGTCACATCGATTTGCAAGCGCGTGATCGCCGGCAGTAGGTCGTCTTCGTCCTTTTCAGGCGCGTCTACGGATGCGAACTGTTTCAGAACGTCTTCGGGGGAGGGGGGTTGAGTCATGACCCCCTCTTACTACGCAATTTCGGATTCGTCTCGGATGCGGATCGCAACGAACTCCACATCATTCAGGACGATGCCCCGTGCGCCGATGTTTTGCGAGTAGCGGGTCGCCCGCACACGCTCGATATTTGCCACCACGGCGCCCGATGCACGATCTTCAATCGACGCCGTAAGCTCCGGGCTTGTGAGAATGTCTTCGAGCCGGGGCTGGATCACCACGCCATCGCGCAACTTGATCGGGTTCGTAATGACCCGGACCATTTGCGCGGTGAACGTGACGCGGTAGCCGGTCGGCACGTGCTCCGCGACTTCGAACTGGTCGAGAATTTCAATCCCTTCCATCGAAATTTCTTCGCTGTACGACACATTGGTGGCGTACATGACCTTGACCCCTTCGATCATGAGTCGCGCTCGCGCGCCTGAAAGAACTAATCCTCTACCGGCCATTGATGCCCCCTACCTTACGCCGCTGCCCGCACCGCTACGAGATGCACGGTGATTGGAATGAAGTTGATCGGCAGCACTGGAGCGATCTCGACTGAGACCGGGAACACGTCGCCGATTTGGTCTACTTGCAACGCCTTGTACGCCACAATGATCTCGTCATCGATGAGCCGCCCCAGCACATCGTTGGCCAAGCCCTTGATTGCAGCCGCCGAACCCGCCAGCCCACGCTGCCCGATTTTCAGCTCTAGCTGCCGGCGCAGCTCGAATACCGCGGTGTTGGCCGCTTCGTTCGCGCTCACTTCCGTAAACACTACGTTGTCGTCAGCCAAGTGGGTCGTGATCGACCGAATCCAGCGAATGCCGACGTTATCGACTTTCTCGCTCATCATGAGCCCTGCATCGATCAGCTCTTCCACGTCGTTTTCAACCGACCACGAAGAGTCGTTCCGCACGTCCGTGACGGCCGGGCGCTTGCGCGTCAGAGGCTCGCCGATGGGGCTGCCCGCCTGCATACCCGCCGCGATGCTCGCGTAGATGTAGGGCGGATACCAAGTCGCGTCGCCGGTCTCCGGGTCGAAGCGTTGGCACTCTTCGCTGATCGCGCTGATATGCCGGCTCTGGAGTACCTGAATCTCGCTCTTGATCGTGGCCCGTGCTTCGCCCGCGCCGTCCGTGTTGCCGATGCCCACGTAGCCGTTGGCCTCGCTGCGAAGTCGACCCGCCCGCTCCACAAGGTGGCTCAGAAGCAGGTTGTGTACCGCGGGGTCGCGTGTGAGCGGCACGATGGTGGTCACGCGGCGCCTGCGTAGAAGCTCGAAAGCCGCTTGCCATTCCGCGATCGTGGTGACGCCTTCGACGCCCCCCGTGAGAAACGCGGGAACGACGGTGTTCGCGGGCACGCTTGTGGCGCTCGTGGCTCGCGCTGCGCTCACGTAGGCGCTCTCCGTGTTGATCTTTTTGATCACGGCGTAAAGGTCGGCCGTGAAGTTGGCCGTGACCGCCAAGAGATTCACCGCCGCCTCGTAGTCCATGTCAGTCATGGCGAACGTCGTCGGATTGCTCACCAAAGCGGCGGCAGTGAACCCATCGAGGGTGTTGAGCCGGTCTACGAGCTTCGACACCGTATTGTAGGTGCTATGGCCCACAGCTTCCGCATTACAGCTAATCGAGACCGTACGCGCCGCGGCGGTATCCCCCAGCTCGATTTGCGTGATTCTGGCGAACACCACGGTGCCGACAACCGGCGTCGTGTTCGCGGCTGCCAGATCGATGCGCTCCGCGACTTCGACTCCCGAAGCGTTGGCGCCTCGGATCACGCAATCGGTTGCGTCGTCCGTATCGATGGTGACCGTGACCACGCCGTTGACCGGGGTGGCAGTGGTGAGCGTTACGCCGCGGGTGAGCACGGCAGCCGCAAGTACGAACAGCGACGCGCTGATTGGCGAGTCGCTAACCGTGACGGTGCCGGCGCCGGCCGCATCGAGCACGCATCCGAGCACCTTAGTGAAGCTCACGGAGCCCGTGACGTTCGTAGTGCCATTCAGAGCGATGCTCTCTTTGATCGGCACATTCGACGCATCGAGCCCGTAGACCGTGATCGTCTGGGTCGTGTCAGCCACGTTGTCGCTGGCCACATCGAGCACACCCGGTGCCGGGATATCGGCAGTGCGCTCCGTGACACGGCCTAGCTCGTCTTTGGTCGCCGCAGCGATGAACTGAGTTGCCGTGATCTGGCCCGTGATCGTGTCGTAGCCGTCGCTGCCCGCCGTGTAGCCCACGGTGAACGCGGCGTCGCCGCCCACGTCGTCAAAGACTTCCGACTCGTCTTCGAAGACGATGGTGATCTGCTTCCCCTGATTGGTGCCGGTGGCGACCGTGATATTGATCTGCTCCGTGAACAGCCCGTAATCGCGGCTTGTGAGATCCACGGCATTGGCCGCGAAGTCGTCTTGAAGCACGCCCACGCTCTGAGTCGCGGGGTTGACCTTCACGGCGACGATCTTCTGCGCGCCGTTCGGCACGGCTTCATCGCTGGACGGTTCGAACGCGAAGAGCGAAGCGGTTTTCAAGTCGCCCGTGCGATACCGGGTGTAGACTTGGCCGCTTCGACTCATGTCGGAAAAGGTCTCGTCAACAGTCAGCGGCACGCCGCCTTCGGCCGTGCCTACGAGGGCCACGATCCCCACCGCAGAAGGGCTAATCGTGCTGAGCGCACTCGCGTCGATCTTCGACGTGACTTGCGGCACGTTGATACGTCGCCCGTTGAAAAAGATTGCAGTAGCCATGTACCCCTTACCCCCTACCTAGGTTCACTCTTGAAGGCTTCGAATGCCGTCTTCCACTCATCCCGTGTGAGCTTGCGGACGGCCTTTGACAGTCGCTCTTGACTCGCGAATGAACGCAAGATTGGATCTCTGGTTCCCCGCACGAATGACTGGATCGTAACGCGTGGCGTTCGGTCTGGCAGCTCTTGCGCCAAACTAACGGTAGAAGGGCTCTTTGCGGGCGCTGGCTCCGATGGAACGGGCTCCGACACGGCCTCAATATCCTCTAGCGCCGGCTCCGACTTGCGGGGCTCCGACACGCCTTTAGTGCTCCCCCCGGAGCGCCGCTTAGCATTCGCCATCATCAGATCCTTCCGGTACGTACGGTGTCACGGTCCCTCGCATGCCGTCCACTACGATATCATCCATGTGGAGCCCCAAGATGCGAACCTTGGCCGGGTCGATTACGAGCTTCGGCACGCTCATCGGAGCCGTCGCCTGAATGCGCAGCACGCGCGCGTACATGTTATCGGGCAAGTACATCTCTTCGGGGCTCAGCTCGCCGCCGCTGAAAGCGAGTCCCGTAAAGCCAGCGCATTGAAGCGCCGTTTTTGCACTAAAAAGCACCATCTTGGCGAACTGGTAGAGGTACACCGCTACGTCGCTGTTCTGCGCATAGATGTAGATCCCGTAGGTGTTCTGAAAGAAGCCGCCTTCGTACTCCGCCGCTTCACCGGGCTCCCCATCGAGCGTCATGCCCATGTAGTCGCCCATGAGTTGGGGGTCGGTCTCTTCCTCGCTTTCGAGGATAATGGCGAAGCATGGAAAGTCGCCCGACGCCCGCGGGTAGCCAATGACTGTGACCGGCGGCTCGCGCATGAAGTTGGTCACGAACCGCGCGCGCTCTTCGGCGCCGGCCGTGGGGTCAAAGAAGTGACTGAAAAACCGAGTCAGCTCCGGCTCGTTCACTGACAGCCGTGCGACTTCGGAGCGCAAAAGGTTCAAGATAATGCGCTCCAACAGTACGATGCTTGTGCGCGCGTTGGCGAGCGCCGGCCCTTCGAAAAAGGGCTCGATGCTGTTCTCTAGGGTGCCACCCAGATTGCGGGGGTTGGCCTTGTCTTTGCGACTCATTTGCCCTCTATGATCTGCCGCATGATGATCGGCGCGAACAGCTCGATTCGCTTCTGCACTTGGGGCGCGAATCGCTTCCCTTCGATCCCCGGATGGTGCCAGCTCTTGCCCTCCGTGCCAGGGCGCACCTTCGAGCTGATCCGCCGGAACGTCGTGTAGCCGCTGGTCTGGTTCGCGTTCTCATACTGCTTCGAGTCGCGCTGCATCCCCGTCCAAATGCTCGTGGTGTGCCAGTCTTGGCGCTTCGTTTTCAGCATGGTGGAGACCTGCTTACTGATCCCGCGCATCGTCGGCTCTAGCCGCTTCCCGTGGATCTTGTCGATCCGTGTATCTTTCGTGCTACGGGCCGTCAAAGTGCTGGGGCCTTCGAGCTTTTTGGCTCGCGACTTCGTACCGTCCAGCTTTTTGGCCGCGTTGTAGATGGGCTTGGGCATGACCGCGCCCACGTTGCGCCCCCCGGTGCCCGGCGTGCCGTGTTGGAAGGGGATCGTGAGGTACTTGCTCCCATCGGCGGCCGTCTTGGCCTTCGGCCCTTTGAGCATCCAATCGCGCATGTCGCCGCCGCGCCAGCCGTTCTCGATCATGTTCGGGAGCACGCCCGTGAGCACGATGTACTCCCGGTTCTCCGTGGAGCGGTGGCTCAGCTCATGGATGTAAGCGCGCGAAGAGCTTCCCAGCTTGGTTTTGGCTAGATGGGTCCAGTATTCCATCGCCTTGGAGCCTAGCTCCGCCTGGAGCCGGCGTGTGTCTGTCATGCGCGGGAGCGAGCGCGTGACGTTCGCAACTACCTGGCTCATGTCGATTTTGATGAGCGCCATTATCCCGTGACCGGCGGCACCGCAGCCGAGTTGATATCGATGAGGTAGTCGAGCCGCGCGGCTGCCTGAATCGGGAGCGCCGTCACGGTGTCTTTGGGCTGTTTGGTGCCCCGCACGTCGTCGCGAGTCGAGTGCGGGTGGCTAATGATCTGGAAAACGGGGTGGAAGTCGTAGAGCACGCTGTAGGTCGTCCCGTCGCTCACGGCGTTGCTGCCTTGCGCGAGCCACTTGATCCACCCCTCATCGGTCACTTCGAAATGATAGCCCGATTCGAGCAAGGTGAACGAGTCTCCGGTATGCACTGCCAGCCGGGTGACGCTTGTGACCCGGTAGCGCGCGGAGTCGACCCCATCGGGGAGCTTGCTCCGCCGGCCGCGCCGGTTGCCCTTCCGCAACAGCTCATTGAAGCTCATGAGCGAGTCTTCCATTTCAATGGAGTCACGGAAGCCGAGCCGGTACTGCGGGAGCACGGTGATCTGGACGTTGCCTTCAAGCCACATCCCGAACTTTTCGTAGATTTTGGTGGTCTTGTCGAAGCTCACCATGTGCGCCCGGATGCGGTGCCCGTCCACGTAGATGTAGCCGGAGCCATCGCAGTCTTCGCAGTCGACTTGGGGCTGCCCCGTGTCCCGGTTCTCACACGGGCAAAGCAGGGCTTTGCGCCACACCACGAATTTGCCGTGCTGCCCAATGACCCGTTCGAACTCTTGGGGGCGGAAGTCGGCCCGCGTCTTTTGCTTGGCCGGGTAGTCTTCGGACGTGTCGTACTCGCCCACGGTAGGCGGCACGTCGACCACCCGATCGGCGTGATCGACGGGCGCTGGGGGAGCGAGCTTCGAAGGGTCGGCCATGGCCCCGCAAGGTTAGCTCAGGGGCTCAGGATAATCAGCTCCCCTCTAGGATCTCTTTTTTGATCCGTCTTCGCACGCACTCCGTGGCTACCGGGTCGAGTACCCACATCGGCGGGACGGGCTCTGGCGACGGCATGTACGTGACCACCGTCGTGTCATCGTACCATTCGCCGTTCACCACCATGAGCCCTTCGGGGACTGGCATCCCGCGCTCAGGGCGTGACAGTGCTCCGGCTGCGCAGTCGAGCACCTTGCCCTTCGAAACACAAACAAGGTGGCTCAGGTAGCCGTCCCGATCTGGATTGTCGTGCCTGATACCTACCGACCATCCGTAGTTGGGCATCGGGTCGTAGTGCCCGTCCGCGCGCCGGCTAACCCATTCGACGAAAGGCCAATTCATCGCGGTGGTGTTCATGCTCACCAGCCGCCCCGAAATGCCCCATGCGCGCAGCGTTTCTAGCGCGTGGTACGCGGCGGGAATGCACACGTCCTTTCGCCCGTACTCCGCGAACACGATACCGGGAAGCCGCGCGACAAGGCGCGCATATTGCTTCGATCGCGTCATCCGTTTCATCCCCCTAGTATAGCATGGATCGTATACGACCGCAAAAAGGCAGCGTATACGGTCGATTTGACACGCTAGCCGACGCACCGTACTCTTTAGATGAAGGGAACGAAGACCATGACCACCATTCCAAACGAACTAAGAGGCCAGCTCCACACCCCGCTTTTCGCGAAAGCCTACGCGCTCGCCGGCAACGCCACGTTCACCGTGCTGAATCCCGACACGGGCAACCGCTACACGTTCAAGGTGAAGCGCAAGGATGTGGGTACGGAAGCGGAGCCCAAAGAGCTGTTCTTTGTCGGCTTGCTGAGCGGACCCGACAACGATGCGGACTACTCGTTTCTCGGAACGATCTTCGACGCGGAAAAATTTGTTCACGGACGCAAGAGCCGAGTCGGCACGGACGCCCCCAGCGCGCGAGCCTTCACGTGGCTTTGGAGCCGCTTGGCTGCCGACACTGACTTCGCCCCCGCGGAGTTTTGGCATGAAGGTCGCTGCGGTCGCTGCGGGCGCAAGCTCACGGTCCCGGCGAGCATCGAGCGCGGCCTAGGCCCCGTGTGCGCGGGCGCGGGGCAGTAATGCGGATCGAACTCCGAACCTTCACCATCTACTGGCGCCGAAGCCCCGCGGTGCCCGTCGCTGACGAGCCTCGCTTCGAGCAAGACGTGGTGGTAATCGATGCGGAAGGCGAGATCACGGGCATCTTTCGCGACAAGGCTTTGAGCCGCTTTGAGGCCGACACCGGCCTAGATAACGTGATCAACTACTACGCCGCCAAAGAAGAAGACGCGGAGGATGGCGGCGAGCCTGATCCGACCTTGAACTAGGTCGGCTTGACAATCGAATACGGCGCGTCGACTATGATGCGTCGTATCCTACAACGAAAGAGAGTCCCTAGTATGCCCAAAAAGGCAAGCACCAAACGCGTCGTACGGCGCAAGTTTACCCCCGCGCAGAAGCAACGGTACGTAGCCGAAGCGAACCGCACAAGCGCGATGGCGGTCGCTGCGAAGCACAAGCTCAGCTCCGCGTTGATCTACAAGTGGAAGGCGCAGATCGAAACCGCAGCCCCTCCGACTTCCAAGCCGAAGGCACGGCGCAAGACGCGTACCCGGAGCAATAAGCTCGTCCAGTACGCGAAGACGAATCATCTTGAAGCTGAGAATCAACAGCTTCGGAACATGGTCGTCGACCAGCTCCTAATGATCCAAGAGCTACAGCACCGCGCGTGAGTCGCCCATCGCGATGTGATTGGCGAGAAACAGGGCCGCCTCATTCGCCACTTCCACGCGATACATGAGCGCCCGGTGAATGGGTTCCACGTCCACCATGCCCACTTTGGCGTGGTGGTAGTGGAGCGCCGCGGGCACTTCCGCATGGACCTTGCGTAGATACTCGATTGCTAGGGGGCGCCGGATGGCTAGGCCACGGCGCTCCAGCCGTGCGATCTTCTCGCGCTCGTCACCCGTCAGCGTCTTCCAAACGGGGCTCGCCATCATGGCGCGGATAACCGTCTGCGCCGTCGACACCGGAAGCACGTCCCAGCGGTTCTCATAGCCGGGTGCTCGCTTGGCTTCGCGGGGCTCGCCCTCTTGTAGCTCCCCTACGTGGTCCTGCCACGCCGCTACATCGGAAACGCGGATCTTATGGTCGACGGTATCGCTCTGCTTCTCATGCGCCGCCACGCCGATGGACCATAGGCATCGGAGCGCGGACTGCCGGAGCCGGGAGTCATGAAGGTAGAGCACGGGCGCGTTGTAGGTCTCATCCCACTTCGATGCGCTGGCGAAGAGCCCCCTCAGAAGCGCGCCACGAATCCAAGCCGGCGCCCGAAAGAAGCGGTTCGGGATCGACTGGCCTTCCGCGGCCGACTGAAACCCCAGATCGCGCAGCCATCGATGGAAGTCCCGGTCATGGATCGAAAGCATGGCGTGGTCGCCTTCGGTCGCCAGTGCGGGAATGAAGTGGGCGTCGCACGTCGCCGCGAAGTCTTCTAGCAAGGGCTCGTCCAGCCGGTTGTAGGCGAAAACGCTGAATGACTCCGTGCTAGGCGGGGCTCCGGGGAAGTAGCCGCTGCCAAGGGCGTAGCCGAGTAGGTGCCAAATGCCGGGATCTTCGAGCATCGCCCGGTCCCGGTAGCCGCATCCCAGCAAGTCGGTATCGAGCAAGGTGTCTTCGCGCTGGTAGCCCATGAGCACGCGGTCGCCCGCTTTGAGTGCCCGTTGCTCGCGCCACAAGGCGGCTCCTAGGGCGCTCTCTGAGGGAACGACCGCTAGAGCCTGCAATGGGCTTACAAGCGCAGAGAGCCCGTTAGCGAGCTTCACGCGGGCAACAGGCTCGACCCCCGCGGAGTAGGCCATGGCTTCCTCGTATTGCTGGCCCGTCCAGACCTTGAACGGGGCCGTGGTGAGGGCTTCGACGGGCATGAGCCCCTTCGACGTGGTGATCAGGGTGCCGGGGGCGACGCTCATCGCGCCACCGATCGTCTGCTCGTTTGCTCCCGAGTCTTGAAAAAGTCGTTCAGCTCCGGGTATGAGCTGTTGAACACGCGCGCGAAAATAGGCGTGTAGTTGTTATTGATCTTGAAGTCTTTGCAGTCGCCAAGGTCGGTATGCCAACGAATGTTCTGCACCACGACCATCGCGGAATAGTGCTTGTGCCCGCGCTTGCGAATGAGAAACGCACGGCGGCAAAACTCATCCCAGAAGTCGGGGTTCCGTTTCAAAAAGGCGTGCGCATCCCGTTCGATCTGGTCGGCACGAGACTCTAGGACGGGGAAGCGCAGCGTGAACTGCGGATCGGGGGAATGGGGGGTGGGCATGCCCGCTTATACGCTGGGCCGTCGCTATGCCCAAGTCATTTTGAGACCGCGGTAGTATTGCTTGTACAGCGGGATCGCGGCCTTGATCTCTTTCAGATAGTTGCCGACTCGCGCGCCGTAACCGGAGTTGGTTGCCGAGCTGGTAGTGCCGATGGACTGGCTCAGCCCGTCCATGCTCAGACTGATATTCGCGATGCCAGCCCCCGCGATGAGATCACCAAAAATATGGAAGGGGCCGATGCTCGCCATCATGCCGATCACGTTCACGATATCGGCTGGGATCTGCCCGTCTTCGAAGCCGGCCGTGTAGCTCACTTCGAAGAGATGCGGGAGATAGTCGAGCCCGTTGTAGATCGCCGGTAAGAACGAGCCGCCTTGGCCGACAAGGATCTCGCTGAGCGTGCCGCTGGTCGGGACGATCTGTACGTGCCCTTCGAGCTTGTTCAAGCGAATCCATTCGCCGGGAAAGATGATCACGTTCTGCCCCGAAGGATATTGAACGCGAAACTCGTCAACGCTGATCACCGGGGTGTTATCCAGGTGAATGAAGTTGAACGAGTGATAGTCGTGCCGGTAGTAGTCGTGCTTCTCTACGAAGGTCGACGGCAACAGCGGGATATCGACTTGCTTCTCGAAGCCGCGAATCGCGGCCATGATGTAGCTCAGGTACACGGCGTCTTCGAGCGGCACGCCTTTGTCGTTCGTAAGGTCGAGCCCGAACATGTAGCGCGACTTCAAGTCGTCGACCGTGAGGATATTGCGCACGGCCAAGCCCGCCCCAAGGATCGGGGGGCTCGCTTCCGTGCACATCTTCTCGCCCTTGATCGTGCCCGCGTAGCGCGTGCGGTACAGGTAGGACGGGCTGCCGCAGCGGTCGAAAAACTCGTAGACGAACTGTTCGGCTTCAAGCACGGGCCGCTCTGAGGCGTGCGTGATCTCTTGGTACGTGAGGCCCTGGTCCGTGCTCCGCTCGACTACGAGCCGTTCCATGCCCGCTTTGATGGCGATGGCCACGTTCGGGTCATTGGTCGTGACTCGAATGACGTTGCCCGACGCACGTGTGTCAATGCCGCTGTTCTCTGCCGGGTCTAGTGGATTTACCTGAGCCATGCGCCCCCCTCACTCATTCTGGTACATCGCTCTTCAAAAGTGCAGCGCCACTTTCCAGGTCGTCCCACATGCGGAAATACTCAGCGATGATCAACGGGATCAGATCCTTTACGAAGAGCTTTTGCTTGTCCGCTTCGCTCGCGAGCCGCCCCTCAATATCCTCCGGTACGTTGATCATGTGCTGCATCACTTTTTCCTTCGGATGTAGAGGCGCTTCTCGATGGTGATCAGCCGTTCCCCGTGCTCTTTATCCGTGTTCTGCATGCTATCGAGCGTGGCTTGATCTACCCCGTGCGGCTGCTTCGCGTGCGCTTCAATCGACTGCCTCACCCCGGCTTGCTCTAGCTTTCTACTGTCTACATCGACGCACGCGCGCTGCCACGAGCCGAGCAATGTGATCAAAAGCATCCCGGCGAGCACTTGAAAGACCCGAACCTGAGTTTCGAGCTTTTCAAGTTTGCGGAGCCGAGCGTCATGCTCTTCCAGCTCCCGGCCCATATCGACCTTGCGGTACGGGCGTATGCTCGCCTTCTGTTCAATCACTCACTCCCGGCGTCGATCAACGCCCAGATTGCAGCTTCTACCGCGGCCCATGGAGCACCTAGCCCCGCGTCTTCTTTGTAGACGAAGCGGTCGCGCCCAACACGCCGGAAGTCGCCATCCGTGTCCAGGTAGCCGTTCTCTACGTCCACGGTCGCTAAGCAAGCCCCTTCCGTGGTCGGCACGATCACCACGCGCGAAACGCGCTGTTGATCCAACGAGACTTCGACCTCAGTAGGCTCCGGTACTTCGACCACCACCGGCTTAGCGTGCTCTTTGAGCGTGCGCTTCTCCGCGGTGCCTGTCTTTTTGCGTGGCATTATCGCTTGTCCCTTGAAACCTTGGTGACCTGGACCAGCACCGTGCCCCCGTCCCCGTAGAACGAAAGCCCATCGTCGCCATTCCCACTCCCACGCACCATGAGCGTGAAGATCGGATAGTTGAGATGCGCACTGTCCGTGTGCACCACGAATTGCGTGGAAGGGGTCTCATCATCGGCTAGCACGTCGCCGAACGGCCCTTGGCGAACCCACAAGTCCCCGCCCCCGTAGGCGGGCACGCGGATTTCGTAGCGCCCCGGCGTCAGTGGTTCGGGCAGTGCGACCGCGCCGCCCGAAGGCGTCGTGACCTGTACCGAGTCTCCCAAGTGCTCCGCGTAAAAGTACCGCAGATCGTCAGCATGGGCGGCCATTATTCCCCCTCATCTTCGAAGAGCGCAGCTTCGACCGCAGCCTTGATATCGTCTTTGCGCATGTGCGCGTCCACGTCGTCGACCCCGTACTCCGCCGCGCACGCCAGAAGCTCCGCTTTGGTCATGGCTTCGAGATCGGGGCCTTCCTCGCCCTCATCGGCAGCGTCGTCCCCCTCATCGCCCATTTCGGGCTCTGAGGCGGGCTCAGGGGCCGGTTCTGGTTCGACGGCCGCTGGTTCGGGCTCAGGCTCCGGGGCCGGCTCAGGGGCCGCTGGGGCCACGGAACGACCCATCTTGGGCTTGGCCCAGCCCGGAGTGCTCAGAAGGAACTCCGCGTCTTTGTCCGGTACATCGAACACGCCGTCCGCATCCCCCGTTACAGTCCCCGTACCGTACTTGAGGCCCAGCTCCATGCCGGCCAGACTTGGATTCTTGATTTTCATTACCTTTGTTCCCTCCGAAAAGCAGAAAGGGCGAGCGAACTAATGCCCGCTCGCCCCCGTTCTACCAGCTTTCGCTATGGGCTTCCTCCCTTAGAGGCTACCCGGTTCGCGGCCGATGTTCTTGACCACGATGTTACGTGCGGGCGTGTAGAGCTTTATCGCACCATAGACTACCTGTGCCCACCTGATCGAAGTATCAATGGTTGCGAGGGGAATCCGGGTCATTGGCAAGAGCTGAGCCCATGACATTGACCGCTGATTCTGTTGCAAAACGAAGCCCTTAGTGGTCCCCGGAATGTCGCCGTTGCTGTCCGTGATGACCTGCGTTGCGCCAGTGCGCGCGACGCGTGTCATGAGCTGAGCGGTGTCCGCTGCGCCGCCGACCGTGGAACGGTACAGCTCGTAGAAGGTCGTGCCCTGCCCGCCGTCTGCCACCGTGAAGGTGACGTTCTCGCCTACCGCAACCGTGACCCCAGCCGTGGTGACCGGAGAGCTGACGCCGTAGCGGTTGCCCGCCATGACTTGGTAGATGTACACACCAATGTCAGCCGCGACGAACTGGCTGCCCGTACCGGCCGCTGCCGGAGCAACGGTAATGGTCGGAGTGAGCGGGCGCTTCGAAGCGTCGCCCAAGCCGTTTGTAAGCGGCGTCTGGGAGTCTTCAAAGAACACGTGGTCGTGCAAGTTGATCTTGCCGTGCTGGCCCTGGAAAGCCGTGACGGAAGCGCCAAGCACACCGGGTGCCGGTGCAATGGCGAATCGTTGACGCTCGTAGACCTGCTTTGCGAGGTCGCCAAATGCGCCGGCACTAAAGTAGGCGTCGGTCGCCATCCCGTAGTTTTGACGAATCTGCAACAGCATGTCGTTCATCGCGCCCTCAGTGAGCGCAGCGCCACGAAGGTCGACCACGTTATCCGGGGCCGCATCCGTGATCAGCTTTTCGAGACCATCGAGCTGTTCGGGGATGAGCGAAGAGTTGCCGAAGAACAGGCTGTTCTCCAGATTCTTCAACAGATCCATCGTCTTGTTCATGGTTTCGAGCGCGATCACGTTACCGTGAGCGGCCCGAATGGTGTTGGCCACATGTGTGACCCTCCCCACAACTCCCAAAAATTTCGTGAGGACGGTCACACGTTCGTACGTGCTGTCCTCTTCCTCGGGAAGTGCTCCCTCGCTCATCCAACCCATGTTGAAGCGCCGGCTGCCCGAACGAGAATAGCTTACCAAACGGTTGAATTCTTCAACTGTATTCTGCGCACTCACCTTGGAAATGCTGCGGAACAACTTGATCTCTGACATTTCAAACGTCAGGTTTTTGAGTTGTGATTCGAGACTTTCCGTCCTCAACGGAAAACCGACACCGGGCGCAACGCCTGGGTCGTTCACGTCACTGCCGGCCGTAAGGGCCTTGCGCAGCTCAGCTAGCTCGTCGGGCGATGATGTGCCCCAACCGCCGTAATCGCGGTAGTCACGCGCCGAAACAAATGATCCTACACTCATCTTGTTTTTCCTTTGTTCTTTCTAGGCGCGTTAGGCGTACTGCCGAGCCGCGTCCGCCTCATTTGGATGGGTCTGGAGGAAGTTGTGAACGGCGCCGATCGTCTTCTGATCGATGACGTTGCCCCCCTCGAACAGCCCGACCAATTCGGACGTTCGGTGGCCATTGATCTCGTTCATGCCTTTTTCAAGGTTCATGTACGTGAGGGTCGAAAGGATCTCGCTCTTGCGAAGATCCGGGCCACCCTGGCCAAGCTCACCGGGCAGTGCCTTGTGAAGCGGCTGCGCCCCGGAAAGCTGGGTAGCTCCCTTGGGTTCGGCCGGTGTGCGCTCCACGATATTCAGGCGCTCTCCGAGAACCTGAATGACGTTGCTCTGGCTCTTGAGCAATCCACCGATCTGGTGAAGTGCCGCGGCGAGCTTCTGGTTCACATGAGACTGCTGGCCTTCGAAGGCTCCCGCACTCTTGCGAATCGCATCGAGCTGATCTGCCGTGCGGGCAGTCAGCGCCTCTAGGAACGGTGACACATCGATGGTGTCGGAGAGATCAGGATCTTCCCGGTACACATCCATGCTCTTTTGGAACGAGTGAGCCTCAGACTTGTCGAAGGGATTATCCTTCTTGTCCTTGTCCTTCTCATCCTCGTCGTCGCCCTCTTCCTCTTCCTCTTCCTCTTCGTCGCTCATGAAAGCGGCGAAGGCGCTAATCGTTCCGGCAGGAATGCCCGCGGCGCTCATCTTGGCGATCATGAGATCGTCAAGCCCGCCTACGTCACCACCACCGGCCAATGTGCCTGAGCTTGCTCCTCGCTCGTCCACCCGGCCGCCGGTCTCCACCGATGTGCCGCCGTACGCTTTGGTCAAGCTCGTGGCGTCCGCAGCCTTTAGAAGCTCGTCAAGAGCATTCCCAAGACCGTCGTCAGTCACTTGCGGCTCCGCTGGAGCCTGAATCTCATCCGGCATGTTCACTATCCTCCGTTTCGGCGTGCCACTTCATCGCGTACGCCACGATTTTCTCTGCTAGCGCGCCGTCCAGGTTTGGCCGGATTGCGCGGAGTCTTTCAAGCGCCTCAGTTGCTTTGTAGAGGCGCTTCTTTTTCTTCTTTTTCTTGCCGCCTTCGAGCGATTCGTCGCGAAGCGGGAAGCCTTCACCGGGTGCTGTGCCGGGGTCGCTCACGGCGCTGCCAGCACTGAGCGACTTGGCGAGCACATCGAGCCCGGTGCCGTTGTTCACGGGGCAGCGCGTAATCGCGACTTCGCGCACCGTGGCTTTGCGAACGACCTTGGGGTTCGAAGCGTCGCGCTCTTCGATCTGGCCTTCGACGCTAAACCCAAGCCGGCGGTCGCTCTTCTGGAGAGCCTGAGCAATGTTCCAAAGGTTGTCGGAGCGCGTGTGGCCTTTGAGTAAGTAGCCTTCGACGTACCAACCTTGCTCCCCATCGGGCAGCTCCCGAAGCTCGCAAAGGTCGGGATAACCGACTAGGGCTTCGGTCGAATGGTCGTGGTTATCGTTGAACCAGCCGCCCTTTAGGAACGGGCTAAAATCCAGCCCCTTCTGGATCAGGCGCTCGCCTTGCCGGTCAACTTCGCCGGTCGACACGATACCCCCGATGCGGCGCTCTTTGGAGGGATCGACACCCGCCTTTTCAAAGCACTCAACTTGAACATCGAATTTGAAAGGTGTTGTCGTCAATGTCGCCCCCAGAACGCAAAAAAGGCGGCCAACCGTCGATGGTTGAACCGCCTCTAATGACCACGCCCCCGCGCAGCCTAGGCCCCGATGATGATCTGACAGTATCCCCTAGGGCGTGTCAACTCTTGGGGACGGTGAAAACAGCCTTTCGCAGCTCGATCTTCGCTCGCGTAAGGATAACCGCGCGCTTGCATGCGCCGCAGTTGATCTCCACGTCACCGCTTTTGTGCAACACGACGATCGACGTTTTCGCTTTGTAACGTGCGCCAGAACTACTCTTGCGGAAGATGGGGCGATCGCAGTGCGGGCAGTGCAAGTGCTTGTCGCCGTTCATTATCCCTTGGCTAGTCATGCCCAGATTTTTCGGTACGCTTTGTGCGCGAATGCGAACTGCCGTGGCCAGCGCAGCATAAGCCGCTGCCGGTGGTACAGATAGAGCATCGTGACTTCGGCCGCGTTCTCGATAGGCTCGCGCTCCGCGTAGTCGCTCACGTAGCCTTCGTCTTTGCTGATCGTGTCGAGCGATGCGTGCCACGCCTTGACCGCCGCGATGCTGCCAAGTTGCCGGATGAGGTAGACGTTTAGCGAGTGCCCAATCTCATGCGGGAGCACGCGCGCGATGCGCTCCGCGGGAAGCGTTTGCGAGATACGGATCTCGTTGCCGCTCCAATACGCGAAGTCGTGCTCATCTAGCGGGTTCTGCACCCGCGGGATATCAGTGGTAACAAACGTGATACCTACGTCTTTGTCAAAGATTTCGGGGGGTGTCCGGTCGAGTACCTTTTGGATCTCGTCGACCATGGTGGGGTCGCCGACGCGCACGCTGATCCCCTTGTCGGGCCGGCTATCCCCGTAGCTCAGCACGGGCGCATCGGGTGTCGGCTTCGGGAGCGCCTTGCGCAGATCCCAATTCAGCCAGTCGCTTCGCAGCAATGACTCCGGCACCATCTCGCCCGTGTCGTCGAAGGCCCAACCTTCGGGCACGTGAATGATATCGCAGCCACACCACGGATGGACGGGGCCGACCGTGGCCTTCCAATCGCGTGCCTTACGGCCGACGTTACTGCCGTTCTCCACTAGCTCGCTCATCTTGAAGATCCGCAGTTGGCCCGTGGGCAGCTTGTGCAGCCGCATGCAATGCGGGCACGCATCCGGGTTTGGCATCTTGGCGACCCGGATATCGTCGGGATCGCCGTACCGTGAAGCGAGCCCCTGGACGATGCCCTCTTGCATGGCCTTCTGCTTCTCAGTCGCCGCGATGCGCTTGAAGTCGCGAGACCAATCCCCGGTCTTGTCGCCCAAGTCGCTCGCGAGCTGGCGCCACGTTTGCTGGCGCTGAATGTTCTCCGCGGTCGAGTCACGGATCACGCCCTCGTAGCGGCGGCGCAGATCCTTGTCGGCTTCGATGGCGATGGTCGAAAAGTCGTCAGATATCTTGTTTCCGAGCCCCTTGATCTCCGTGGCGGCGGAGTGCTTGGCCCATTCGAGCGCGTGCTTCTCGTTCGGGCCGATCGGGATCTTCGGGGCATAGTCGCTCACGAATTGCTTGTAGGTGAGCCCGTGGCGGCGCTTTTTCTCTTTGTAGGACCGCGACGCACTCAGGACGTGCCCGTAGCGGTAGGCGTCTTCGATGGCGTCCATGGTCGCTGGGGGCAGCTCTGAGGCCGTTGGGACGAAGGTATGCCGTAGGTCTTCGGGGAGTATCCCGGCGTCGATTAGGCGCTCTACAGTGCCCGGCGGTAGGGTTTCAGGGCCGATGGTCCCGGCGATGAACGCGTGGTGGTAGTCTTCGACGATCTGAGTCAGCTCATACAGCTCCCCCGGCGTGATCAGAGGCTTCGGGGTGTCGGCCTTGGCGAGCTTCACCTTGATCGTCTCTTCGATGTAGCGCCGCATCTCCGACACCATCTTGTCGAGCTGCTTATCGTAGGCGCGTTCAAAGCGTCCCACGCTCGTCAGCATCGCCTTGTAGCGGCGGAACGTGCCCTTGCCGTAGCGCGGCACGGGCTCCGCTTTGACCAGAAGCCCGTTGCCCACCACCGCTTGGGCGATTTCAAGAGGATCTAGGTTTGCGGGCGCGTGTATTCGAATCTTGGCCTTCGCCGCCACGTCGCCCCCCTGCATTACGGCGCTACGACCAGATCCCCGGCGATCATGAGCCTCACGCGCGCATTGGCCGTGAGCGATGTATTGCTGATCGATACCGAACTTGTGTTGATCGTGGCGAGCACGTAGGCGAGCACGTCTTGGGCGGCGTCCGCGCCCGACGCGTCTGCGGGCCGCTGGAGCTGCAATGCGCTCGCGCCCGGAGTGCTGTTGATGCCATTGGTGACGCCGATGCTATGGCCCAAGATGGCCAGCCCGGTGCCGCTCTGAATGTCGATCTCCGACCCGGTGCCGGTCGTGGTGCTCGCGAGCCGTAGCTCACCCCCGCTATCCGACGCGACGGGCGCTTGGCCGTTCAACGCTAGGCATGAGTTGATGCGGTTGATCACCTGAGCGAGCGACTGGTCGGCCGCATCGAAGCTACATGAGACCAGCCCGCCGTTGTCCACGACCAGATTCAGGGTCTCGCCGCCGGCAAAGCCAGTCGGGTAGGTGCCGCCGGAGCCGTCGACAATCGCGCCCGTGGCGAGCGCGCCCCCGAAGGTGACTTCGATCTCCAGGTTGCTTTCGATGTAGATGAGCCGGGCTTGCGCCACGTCGCCCATGTCGACCGCAAGATTCGAAGTGCCCGCTTCGACCGTGAGCACTTGGGAAACCCCATGGTCGAGCGTGTCTAATAGCTCCGTGAAGCTCCGCTCGAAAAGGCAATCGTCAAGCGAGTTATTGAGACCCACTTCAAGCGATAGCACTGTGCTGGTTCGTACCCCCATCATTCCCCCACGATCTCTACATCGATGATCTGGCGATCATTCTGCACCCTTTGGCTCTTCCGCAACACTTCGACGGTACGGATGGCCGACTCAGAGGCCGCTAGGGCTTCCTTCTGGGACGCCTTACCGCCCTTGACCCCCGAAGGTAGGTCTTTCCCCGGAGCCGAGCCCTTGTCGCCGCTCTTGGCGCCTGGGGGGCCTTCCTGCTTTTCCTTGTCGTCGCCCTTGTCTTTGTCTTTGCCACCGCCGAACCAGTCGGGAAGGTCGCCGGAGTCGCCGTCTTCGTCGCCGTCGCCTTCCTCGCCGAAGCCGCCCTCGCCGCCTTCCTCGTCCATGCCTTGCTTGCCCTGGACCCATTGCAGGAACGTCGGGTCGAGAATGATCTCCCCAAGCCCATCGGGCAGCGGATCTTGATCCATCTCGGCCCGGATCTCGTCGACCGTCTTGACCTTGGTAACTTCAAGCATCCGAGCCTCACGCTCTTTGTCTTCGGCCTTGGCATCGAAGCCGGTGAACTCGAATTCAAAGTCGGGCTCCAGCTCCCATACGATGTGCTGGTTGATCGTGTCTTCGATGTGCTCGATGAGCGGGCGGAGCCCCTTGTCCTTCGACTCTTGCACTTCGGCTTGGTTCGGCCGGGATTCGAAGAGCGACGAGCCGCCACCACCGGAGCCGTAAATGAACCCGATCTCCAGGGGGTCGATCCCGTAGACCGAACAAATGCTCTTGGTTAGGAAGTCGAGCCACTGGCCAAACTCCATTTCGCGGTTCGTCGAATGGAGCGAGACCCATTGCAAGTCTTCGGCGTTCAAGATGGGCGTCTTCCAACTGTTCTGGACGCCCGTGACCATCGAGTACCACATGCGTCGGAACGCGCGGAGCTGGCGATCGGGAATGGCGCCCTTGACGTTGATCACGCCCTTGATTGCGGAGCCCTGCGAAAAGAACTTGGTATTGTATTCGAAGCCATAGAGCCAGCTTGTGATCATGCGAATGAGCTGTTCGATGGGAGCGAACCCGAAGCCATTCACGCGCAGATCCGAACGTGGGTTCATGACACTCCACGCAAGGTCATCGGGTCCGAATTCGGCTATAACTGAATCTTCGTACACCTGAACATACGCAACGCGGTTGCGGCGCTCTTCGGGGTCCATGTGCTCCACGTCCGCAACAGCGGGACGAATGGTCTCCGTGGGCAGTGCGATGAAGCGACTGATCCGGCCTTTGCGGTCGCGGATCTTCTCGATACAGATTTGATCGTAGGTGAGGCAATCCCGCACGATCTTCTTTAGGAACGCGCGAAAGCTATCGCGGTCGTACGACTTCTCATCGGGGAGCATGTACCCGGTGGTTTCGATCATGCGCTCCAGCTCAGTCGCCTTGGTTTGCTGAGCCTTCGTCATGACCTTGGTTTTGTCGCGACGGTCCCGAAGGATAATGCGGTAGCCCCGGTCGTAGTCGCCTTGCTGCGGCACGGCGAACTGGCTGAGCTGATTCACGCGGGTCTGAATGATGGCCGCGATCACGGTGTTCGATATGCTCATTTGGCGGAGCGTATCGTACGTGAGAATGCTGGGACGCTGACGCCAGCCGCCCCAATCCATGACGCTGTAGGGATCATGAAAGAGACCACGGGGCTTCTCTTCCGTGGGCTCAGCGAGCCCGCCCTTCATGAGCGCGTCTTGCATCTCATCGAACGGCACGTCGTCGCCTAGATCGTCGGCCTTGCGCAATGACTGCATCGCGCCGTCAAGAGCACCCGTCCCCGCCGTTCGGATATCGTCTAGGAGCCCCATTAGTTACACGTGCAATGTCCGGGCGGGATCAGAAGAGTCTGCATCTTGGTGAGATCGTGGTAGCCGTGTACCGGGCAGTCGCCATCCCCCTTTACCATGAACTTCGGTTCTGGGGCGGTAAATGCGCGCCGGGTCTCTTCGACCTGAGCCTTGCGGAGCGCAATGGCCGGGTCTGCGGTGTCGTCCGTGAACGACCCTTGCTCATGGCGATCGGCGAGCTGCGCCATCGGGCGAGCTGTGGGATCTTCCTGAATCCAAGGGGCCTTCTTTGAGTAGTGGGCCACTTCGCCCATGTATCCGTTGCCTTCGTTGTTCGTAAAGCCGCTCACGTCGGGCTGCACGAGCCCGGAGTTACGGAGGATCGCGGCGATGCTGACGGCCGTCGCATCCTTGCCGGCTGCCATGAGATCGGGGTTGTTCCGCATGTAAACGACCAGCTCATTCATGACGCGCATGGCAAAGAAGTTGATCTGATCGTCGTAGCTCACGGGCTTGACCTTTTGGTGCTCACACTCTTGCTTCTCATGCTCGTAGGCTTGCTCCACAAAGGCCCCAAGGTACTGAGGCAAGAGATTGTCAGGGAGCTTGCGGCTCTTGCTCTCCGATCCACCCAGCTCGAAAGCATAGAGCCCCTTTTTGAGTGAGGGTTCGAAGTGGCTCTTGCGCGTATTGCATCGGCCGATGAGCTGTTGAACCACGTCGTCAGCAAGGCCCGCAGCCTTCATTTTGCCGATCAACTCTTTGGTAATATCCCCAGACTTCATCTTGGCAATCAGCTCTTGGATGATATCGCCCTTGCTCTTCCCCATGGATGCGCTCTCTTTCTTGGCGGTCATCTTACCCGACCCGTAGTCCATATCGTAGTACCGGGCTTTGCTGAGCCCTTCCAAGCCCTCGATAGCGTCGCCGCTCTTGCTATGGTCTTCCCGGTTATCCCTGAAACGCGCCCGCCGATCTTGGTCGCGCTTCTCGCCGTAGCCCTTGTCTGACTCTTTTTGGAAGCTGACTTCTTTCGAGCGGTCGATCTTGTCGAGCGCGGCTAGTGCGAACTTCCGCACCTGCGTCCGTAGGCGGTCTCGTTCCGCCATCTTGCTCTTCTCGCTCGCAATCCGCTGCTTCATTTGCGTCGGCGCAGTCCGCATCGAAAGAAGCCCGTCCGGTATGTCTTCGCGCATCGAGTGCGCGACAATCTGCGAAGATCGAACGTCCGCGATATCGAGCTTGTTTTTGATCGCCCTACCGATGCCATCGATGCTGATCTCATCGTTGCCGGCTTCGACGGCCTCGGTGAAGTCTTTGAGATCCTTGGGAAGCCCCTCGATAACGCCGACCGCCCAACCGCCACCCAAGACACTGCGGGCATCGCTGCCGCGCTTGACCTTGCCACCGCCCGCACCCGGAGCATCCCGGTAGATCCACTTACCCCCGGCACCACGCGTGCGCTGCCGGCCTTTCTTGGAGCCCGGTGCGCTGTGCCAGCCGCCGCCCTTGCTCAGCGATTCGAGCCCATCGATAGCGTCGCCGCTCTTCTTTGCTTTCCGGGTGTACCGTGCGGCGTGCTCATGGGCGTCAGCGGCGTCCTGGTGGAACTGCAAAGCCTTCACCGCGACCCGGATCTTGTCGTTGGTTTCCTTCCCGAACTTCGGGTCGGTGCCGCCTGAAATGTTCGGGCCTTCCCCGATACCCAGCTTCTTACCGTAGGCTTTGTTCTGCGCGTCCGCGATGAGCTTGCGGTGTTCGGTCATGTTGTCACGCATGGCATCGCGGTGCTTGTGCGACGCGCCGTAGTGATCCGACGCGGTGTGCTCAGGGAAGAGCAAGTTGACGATGCGCGCGCCCGCGCTCTTGTCCTTAGCTTGGCTGAATGAGGCTTCTCCGCTCATGCCCTTCACCCGGAACTTCTTTGAGTTGTAGGTGTCCGGGGAAATGTCGATCGCGGCGTGCTTGGCCTTGGCCTCTTCGCGGCGCTTGTCAGCATGCGGCTTCAAATGGATCGCATCGAAGTGCGCATTCTTGGCGCTTTCCATCGCCCGCTGGATCTTCGCGTCGCCGTGCTCTTTGGCCCAGCTTACCGCCGTTTCGATATCCTCTTTGGGTACGTCCGTGAACGCTTTGAGCTTTTCCGCGGCGTTCGCGTTCCACTGGTTCAAGTGGTGGTCGTGAAAGAGGTCGACGATCTTTTGCGTCTTGGCGCGCGCGTTCGGATCGGTGTCTTTCGTGGCTCCGGGGCGCGCGTCGTACTTCTCTTTGGTGTAGTAGTAGTCGTAGCCCTTTTTGCCGCCGCTCTTGGGGACGCGCTTGTAGTATTTGCCGCCGCGCTGCACACCTTTGAGCAACACTTCGAGCCCTTCGATCGCGTCGGCACTCTTCTTAGCGTCCATTTCGGCCTTCTTTTTCCGCCACACTTCGAGCGGATCTGCGCCCTTCATACCGCCGCTCTTCTCTTTGTTCCGGCGCACGGTCTCTGCCAGCTCCGCATCGGTCGAACTGCGGTAGCCGCTCTCCGCGCGCGTTCTGACGTTGCGCCTCTTGTTCTCCGCAAGGTCCGCATCGGAGCGACGGCCCTTCGCACGGTCTCGGCCGCGCTCTTCGGGGCTCTTGACCTTGGTGCCCTTCGGCCAACGGCCCTTGCCCTTGCCCTCATCGAAAACGCCAGAAAGATCGTCTTTGGGATCGCCCGGTTGATGCTTGCCGTAGCGCAACGCCGGGTTATCGAGCCGCACGCCGCTCATCATGCTCCGGCCATCGTCGGCTAAGAGCACAAGGGTCGAGCCTTCGGGCGCCGCAGCGTCCGCATCGAAGTCTGCGACTTTCCAGCCCTTGCCATCCAATGCGACGCGCTGGCCCGCTTTGACACGACCCGCGTTGCCGCCGGCTACGCCGTTCTTTGCGTTCCGTTTGAGCTGCGCGCGCATGGCCTTTGTCTCGCCCGTCGAAAGCGCCTCGACCTTGTTCAAGCGCATCGCCGCGGCAATTTCTTTGTTCGTAGCCGCCGGGCCGGGCTTCTGGCTCTTCGCTTTCGCGTTGCCCTTTGCATCGTGAGCCCGCGCGAGCACGATCGCCGCTTGGCGCACGGCGTCGTCGGCGCGGTGCTCATGGGCGTAGTGCGAAAGCACATTGGATGCTGACTTATGCTGATCGGCGCTCCACGAATCTAAGTAGTTGGTGTACTGCTCAGCCATCGCCGTGAGCTTTTCGTGGACGTTGCCATACGCCCCCTGCTTCCCAAGCTGATCAGCCAGGTCGATCATGGCCTTGCTGGGGCTAATGATATTCGCGCCTCGGAAAGAGTCGATATGCACGGACCCATTGCGCGCCATCCGCTTGTGATCGTTCGCGTATCGCTTACGCGCCTCTGATTCACGCTCTGCGAACACGTTGCGCATCTCCGCTACCCGGTCCCGAAGCGAGGGGGGCACGACGTGGTGCTTGGGGCCGAACCGCTTGTCGGCGACTTCAATGCCCCGCGCAAGCTCCCGGTAGGCCGCGTACTTCACGGGCCACTGTACGGAGCCGTCATAGGCGCGCTCGCTATCCCATAGCTTGTCGGCGGCGTCTATGATGCGCGCCTTCTCGCCCTCGGAAGGATTCAGCGGATCGATAGCATCCGCGGCGTCGTTCTGGTTCTTAGCGAGGAGCTTGGCTAGCTCGAAATCCGTGGCCTCAGTGAGCGGGGTGAGCATGGTTCCGCCAGTTGCCGCATCGAGCACCATGATGTGCCGAACGCCTTTGACCGTGCTTCGAAAGTCGGAATGCTCTGCATACCACGCGTGCTGTTCCAACTTTGTGCGCGCCATGTCGGCGGCGAGTGCCCGGCCTTCGGGGCTCGCATCGTTCGCTTTGGTGTTGGCCGCGTGCCAGCCCTTCGACCACGCGTCGGCATAGGGTATGGAGTCGCCCACGGCGCCCCAAGGCACGCTATCCATGTACGCTTTGTCTTGGGCGGGTGCGCTGATGCCTTCCGCGTGCGCCGCTGCGCCACGCTCGCGAGCTTGCTCCGGGGAAGTCCACTTGCCGGCCTTGCTCTTGGCTTTGGCTTTGGCTTTGCGCCTGCCGCCCTTGCCGCCCTTGCTAGGGCTACTCTGCCAACCGCCCTTGCCGTCAGGGTAGCGGTATTGATACTTGCCGCCGACGCGCTTGCGCTGCCCACCCCTAGTGCCCTTGGGGATATTGCCCCAGCCGCCGCCACTGCCCGCCGCTGCGCCCTTGACGAGCTTCACTAGGCCATCGATTGCATCTCTCATCGAATATCCCCCACAACGAACCGCTTTTTGGGCACGGTGAACGCCGCTTTGCGAAGAGTATCCCCTTCGAGCTGGCGCATCATCTTTTCAAGTAGTCCCGACTCTTTGAACTTCGCAAAGATGTTCTCGAAAAGCGGAGCCATCGCATCGGCTTCCTCATCGGTCGGCCAAAGCCCGTCAGGCGAGCTAGCCGCCTTCCGCAGCGCCACAAGGTACGTATTGCTGCGCCCCTGCTTGGCCATCTTACGCTGTA